TGACACGAACATTGCCTTCGGTGAAGAAGTGGTGGTGCTGGACAAGCGAAGCAACCCCGTGTTCAAGGCGAGCGAGAAGAAGATTTCAGTTGACCCTGCCAGTGTGACCCTTGAGGCAACCGGTGGCAGTGAAGAAGTGACCGTGACCGCCAGCGGAGAATATGAGATAGGCAGTGCCCCTGCCGGCTTCAAGGTGGAAGCGACGGATAAAGGCGTGAAGATTTCGGCCGGTGCAAACAGTGGCAGTCAGAAAACCGGTACACTGACCCTTACGCTCAATGCCGACCGCAGCAAGACGGCCAAGATTACCATTACCCAAAACCAGAAAGGATAAGATGGTATGGCAAAATTGAAGTATCTGGTAATTCACTGTACGGCAACCCCGGAGGGGCGTGAGGTATCATCGGCGGACATCCGGAAGTGGCACACTTCGCCCGTAAGCCAGGGTGGCAGAGGTTGGAAACAGGTGGGCTACACCGACCTGTTCCACCTGCAGGGCGGTGTGGAACGCTTGGTGAACAACAACGAGGATGCGCAGGTGGATCCCTGGGAAGTGACCAACGGAGCCAAGGGGTACAACAGCGTGAGCCGCCACATTGTGTATGCCGGCGGTGTGGCCAAGGACGGCAAGACCCCGAAGGACACCCGCACCGGCTGCCAGAAAAAGGCACTGGAGAAGTATGTGAAGGACTTCCATCGCAGATTCCCGGATGTGCGCATTGTGGGACACAACGAGCTGGCGGCCAAAGCCTGCCCCAGTTTCGATGTACAGAAATGGCTGAAAGAAATAGGTATTAACCAATAATAAAAGAAGCAATCAATGAAACGAATTATGCTGTTTATGATGCTGATGCTGGGAACAGTATCGGCTGTGATGGCCCAAGGGGCCGATGTTCCGGCAACGGACTATGACGCAATGATTGGCACCTTTGCCGGTTTCGTCGGCGGTGTGGTGGTGCTTACTGAAGGGTTGAAAGGTTTGTTCCCCAACATGAAAGGCTGGGTGACGCAGCTGGTGAGCTGGTGTGTGGGCCTGGTGTGCGCGATGCTACTGTGGTGGCTTGATGCCGGATTTGTGAGTGATGTGAGCTGGGACATTGCCTTGCTCTATGGTTTTGGTGCCTCACTTGTAGCCAATGGGGTAGCCGACACGGGACTGGTGCAATGGGTTATCGGACTATTCCGAAAGAAACGCGAGGAAGCAGAATAAAAGGTTGACTGACTAAAAAACGGGTGGTATGGACTTTAGCGAGATCATGAACATTATTCTTAGCGGCGGCCTTGTGGGCACTGCAGCAGCCATCGGTTCCCTGCGTGCTACGGTGAGGAAAGCGAAAGCGGAAGCGATGAAAGCCGAAGCCGACGCAGAGGGTGTGCGTGTGGATAATGCAGAACATGCCACCCGCGTTTTGGTGAGCAATATTGTGGTACCCTTAAAAGAAGAACTGAATGCAACAAGAAAAGACCTGCAGGCCAACAAGCGCGAAATGGCGCGACTGCGCAAGGCCATTGACACTGCCAACAGTTGCCGCCATCATGATGACTGTCCTGTGCTTGGCGGGCTGCGCAAGCAGCAGGAAGAGCACGACGGTGGAGAAGACACAGACGGAAACGGCAAGCGCCGACAGCGCGAACGGAAGCCGACGGGCGGGACTGGTGATGGCGGGGATACCGGCGAGTTCGGTGAAGCTGACTATACCGGCGGACAGCCTCCGTAAGCTTCCTGAAGGTGCCGTGTACCGTGGCAAGAGCGGACAGGCCAACCTGACCGTAGGCAGTGACGGCAAGGGAAACCTTGTGGCCGAAGCCTCGTGCGACAGTCTGCAGCAGCTGGTGCTGTGGTATGAAGAAGAGCTGACACGCATCCGGAGCGAGACCAGGAACGAAACTTCGAATGACGTTCAAACGGTAGAAAAACGCCCTCCGAACCGGATGCGGACGTTTATCACAGGTATATTGGCCGGCTTGTTGGCCGGTGTGTTATTAACCATCAAACTGAAAAAACGATGAACAAGAATTTTATGTACGGCCTCGGTGCCGTAAAATACAAGGATTTTGTAGTGGGTTATATCGAGAAAGGTTCGTTTGACTTGGGCGGGAAGAAGCCCGAGGCTGCGAAGATCGAGGCGGAACAGGTGCCGGGAGCCCCGGTGCTGATTATTCCTCAGAGCAACGGCAGCATCGCGCCCACATTCAACGTAATCAAGATGGACTACAAGAACCTGCATGCCTTGCTGGGCGGATCGCTGCACTACAAGAAAGAGGACATCGAGAAGAATACCCCCGTTGGCTGGACTGCCCCACAGGCCGCCATTCTGATGCAGGGACCGTGGGAACTCAGCCTGGTGTCCGGACAGAGCGTGCTGATACCGAACGGCACGCTGCTTTCCAATCTGGGCGGCAAGCTGACGCTTACGGAAACGGCCAAGATAGAATGCACCCTTGAGGTGGCTGTTCCGGAAGACGGTTCGCAGCCTTACGGCGTGTTCGATACGGAAGCAATACCGGACGTGTGGAATCAGTACAAGCTGCCAGCAGCGGAAGCCGCGGCTGCAGCATCGCTCCAAAGCGAGGAGGGCTAACGCATGGCAGACCGGCTGGAACGACTGATAGAGATGGAGTGTGCGGACGCACTGCTGGACAGCGGCGTGTCCGTTCCTCTTAAAAGGTGGAAGCTTCCGTGGCTGAAACGCCCGGTGGAGGTGCGTGTGACGATGAAGCGTCCGAGGCTGCGGGGTCAGATTCTGCTGGCGCGGGAATACCTGAAGATGGGTGTCAAACCCGACTGGCAACCGAAGGACAAGACCGAGGAACTGGCCTTTGTAGCGGAACACGGTAATGCCGTGAGCCGTCTGCTGGCCTATACGGTATGCCGGGGCTACGTGTCGCGGCACGTGGGTATCGGGGTGACGGCATGGGTGCTGCGGAACTTTGTGGAGTGGCGCTATCTGACGGCCATGTTCCGGACATTCGAGCGTCTGATGGGCACGAAGGATTTTATGCGTATTATCAGCTCGGCGGCGCGGGCGAACCCGATGACCCCGAGACTGAGCCGGGCAAGGATGGGGAGTTAAGAACCCGGTATGAGGGTTCCCATAGCCCTTTCGGCTTCGTGTGGCAGATAGCGAGTGCGACGGGCTGGAGTGTGGACTACATTCTGGACGGGGTGAATTACCAGACGCTGATACTGATACTGAGCGACGCGCCGCGGTATGTGCGGAAAAAGCAAGGCGGCGGAAACGATGATTCCAGACCGGAACACAGCGCCGAGGATGAAGCGAACGATATAGTAGGATTTTTTCAAAGCAAACTGGAATGAGCAAACCTGTAGAAGTTGAATTTTTGATGAAGGACAAACTCACGCCCGGCATGAACAAGGCCGAGCGTGAGGCGCTGGAACTGCGTAATACCGTCAGACTGCTGGAGGCTGAACTGGAAAGGCTGCGCCTTGCCGGGGAGACGGCTGCCCCCAATCTGGACCAGAGTGCCAATATCGCGCAGATCCATGCACTGGAGAAGCAGCTTGAGGAATTGCGCGGCAAACTGAAACTGCTGCAGGAGGAATCGGAATCCGTGCAGGTCACCCCTGCAGACATGCCCAATGCACAGCGCCAGTTCAACGGGCTTCACAACAGCATCCAGCAGATGGCGCGTGAAATGCCTTCTTTGGCCATGGGACCGCAGATGTTCTTTCTGGCCATATCCAACAACCTGCCGATTTTTACGGACGAACTGGCCCGTGCCCGCAAGGAATACGATGAGCTGCAGAAGTCAGGCAAGAAAGGCACACCGGTATGGAAACAGGTCCTGTCCTCGCTCTTTTCCTGGCAGACGGCCATGACCACCGGCATCATGCTGCTGGTAATGTACGGTGATGAAATCTGGGATTGGACGAAAAACCTGTTCAGTGCCAAAAAAGGCGTGGATGAATTCAACATATCACTCAAGGAAATGACTGAGATAGAGAAGGACGGCCGTGCCCAGATGGTGCGTACCCGCTTCGAACTGAAATCGGTCATCGACGAGATAAAGAACTTCACCGGCAGCAAGGAACAGGAAAAGGCGAAGGTAGAGGAACTGAACCGCAAGTACGGGGAATCTTTCGGGTATTATAAAACACTTTCCGAATGGTATGATACCCTTATCCAAAAGAGCGAGGACTATGTACAGGTCCTGCTGCACCAGGCCAATGTCCAGAATCTTGTAAAAAAAGCTGCAGAAGCCGATGAAGAGGTGAATAAAATCAAGGCGCAGAAACCGGAAGAGGCGGAAAGCGCCATGGGCTTTTTCGGGAAATGGGGACAATATATCATGCAGTCAAGCATGGCAGAATCCGGGCAGTTCTATGACGCACAGGCTGCCATCAAGAAACATGATCAGGAAGCTTATGACATACTGTTGAAAAATGCCGAAAACAAACGCGACGGTTATCTGAAAAAAGCGGAGGAAGAGCTAAAGAAAGCGGCAGAAGCAGCCAAAAAAGGAAATATCGGCGGACATACCGACCCCGAACAGTCCGGGAAGAATCCGGAAGCGGAAGCCAAGCAACGGCTTGCCACAGAGCGCAGGTTAGCGCAGGATCTTGCCGCCCTGCAGGCCGAGAACCGGAAGGAAGAGATAGACCGTATGCAAGCCGGTACCGAGAAGAAACTGGCACAAATCGAATATGACTATAACGCCCGGAAAGAAGAGATAAAACGACAGGAAGCCGACTGGAAGCGTGAGAACAAGGAAGCCGGTCTTTCCACCGGAGATAACGGACTTACCCGGGAGCAACAGGATGAACTTGAAAAAGCCCGTGCCTCAAATACCGCGTCCCGGAAAAAAGCGGAGGCGGACGTGTACAGGGAAGAGGCGGAAGCCATGCGTGACTATCTGAAGGAATACGGGACCTTCCAGCAGCAGAAACTGGCCATCGCTGAGGAATATGCCGAGAAAATCCGCAAGGCACAGTCCCAGGGCGAAAGGCTGACTTTGGAGAAGCAGCGTGATGCGGCTGTGCACAAAGTGGACATGGAAGCCCTTACCCAGAAGATAGACTGGGGAGCAGCGTTCGGGGATTTGACCGGTCTGCTTGCAGACCAGATGAAGAACCTGCTTGGCGAACTTAAACAGTATGTCAAGACGGATGAGTTCAAAAAAACGGGAGCCGCAGACCAGCAGGTCGTTTACGATGCCATCGAACGGATTCAAAGCATGCTCCCCGGTGGCAACGGGACATTGGATTTTGCCCGGCTGCAAACGCAGATGCACGCTTTGGGGGATGCCGTAACACGCGTGCAAAATGCGGAACTGCAGCAGGAAGCGGCATTCGCCCGGTTAAAAGCGGCGCAGACCGATTACAACAAGGCTCTTGAAAGCGGTAACCAGGCAGAAATAGAACGTACCAAAATCGCTCTTCAAACGGCCCAATCGTCCAGCGTTTCAGCTGACGAAGAATACCTGAACGCCACCTCTGAAATGAAGGCGCTTGCCGGGGAGGTGAAAAGTGCCTCCCAGGACACGGTTGACGGGTTGAACATGGTATCCGACGGGTTGCACGGCTTTGCGAGCGGAACCTTGCAGGGATCATTTGAAGGAATCCGGAACATGCTTACCGGTCTTTCAAAACTGAATATCGGAGGCAAGGTCGGTGATGCCATCAGTCAGATGTCCGAGACCCTGTCAAGTGCCGGAGTCATCGGGCAGATCATATCGGCCATCCTCTCCATACTGGATTTGCTGAAAGACGGTATTGGCCCGATTATCTCATCATTGATAGACACCATTTTCAATGCGATAACCGGAATACTCGACAATATCCTCAGCGGAGACCTGTTCAAACAGATAGGCGGTTCCCTTGTGAAAGGTATCGGGGGATTGCTGAATACGGTGTCTTTCGGAGGTTTCAACAAACTGTTCGGCATCGGCGGGAACGCCAGGGAAGTGCAGGCGGCTATAGACCGTCTTACGGACCGGAACGAGAAACTGCAGACTTCCATCGAAGACCTGACCGATACCATCAAGGCAAGCAAGGGGACAAAATCGGTGGCGGCTTACCGCGATGCGTACAAGATGCAGCAGGAAACGAATTCGAACTACCTGCAGATGGCTATGGCGCAAGCCGGCTACCACGGAAGCCACCACAGCTGGAACTACTACTGGGGCGGCTTCAGCCAGGCACAGATAGACAAACTGAGCGGGCAGATTGGCCGCCAGTGGGACGGGGACCTGTGGAGCCTGAGCCCGGAGGAGATGAAGGCACTGCGTTCGAATGTGGACATGTGGACGCAAATTCAGAACACCGGCAAGGGCGGCTATGGCGGGCGACTGACCGAGAAGCTGGATGACTACATAGACCAGGCCGGCAAGCTGGAGGAACTGACCGACCAACTGTATGAAGGGCTGACGGGCATTTCGTTCGACGGTATGTACAGCAGCTTCATCGATAATCTGATGAACATGAAGTACGGTGCCAAGGATGCGGCGGAGGATATATCCGAGTACTTCATGAAAGCCATGCTGAGTAACAAGATAGGTGAGCAGTACAGCGAGAAACTGAAAGGCTGGTGGGAGAAGTTCGGCAAGGCCATGGAGGACAACGAACTGACCGAGGCGGAACGGAACGCGCTGACCGAAGAGTACATGCAGTATGTGGACGAAGCCCTTGCCCTGCGTGACAACCTGGCGGCAGCCACGGGCTACGACAAGACCGAAGCCGGCGGCACCAGCCAGAGTGCGAAAGCGGGCGGCTTTACGGCCATGACGCAGGACCAGGGGACGAAGCTGGAGGGCATGTTCACCAGCGGGTTGCAGCACTGGAGCAGCATGGATGACCGGCTGGAAAGTGTGGCGGAGAAGATGGACACGGCTGAAGGCCACCTGGCCCGGATAGCCGAGAACACCGGTGTGAGCGCCGGACACCTGGGCGAACTGAAGGAAGTGATAAAGAAAATGATACGTGACGGACTAAAAGTGAAGTGATATGGGCAATATACTGAGCGGACTGGTGCTGGTGAACGGCACGGACATCTGGACGGAATACGGCGTGTTCCTGGTGGAAGACCGGCGCGGCGGCATGGAGAACCTGACGGCCATCCTGACCCCGAGCAAGGCCAAGAAGGATACCGCCGTGGACATACGGGAAGAGGACGGTGAGAAATACTCTGCAGTTCTTAACCCCAAGAACGAGGCGCGGGACGTGACGCTACACTTTGCCCTGTACAACAAGACCCAGGCAGGCTGGATGAAGCAGTACTTTGCCTTTGTGAATTTCCTGAAGCGGGGAAAGGACGGCTGGCTGGAGATCCGTTTTCCCCAGCTGGACCTGCAACTGCGGGTGAAGTATGCCGACTGTACGAAGTTTACCCCGCTGACCTATCTGTGGACGGAAGGCGTGCATGCCGGAAAGTTCCGGGTAAAGTTCCGGGAACCGAAACCGATTATATAACCATTCAAACGCTATTAGAATATGCTTCTAACGATATATGACAAAGCCGGGAACAAGCGTGCGGATGTGGCCGTGAACGACAGCTCGACGCAAAGCAAGGAGGTACAGGGAGACAATGTGCTTTCCCTATCGTTCAGCTACTATGATTTTCTGCCCCTGGACGTGAACGACTACACGGACTATCTGGGCGAACGGTACTGGCTGACGGAACGCTACACGCCGAAGCAGGTGAACGAGGGCGAGTGGGACTATGACCTGAAACTGTACGGCGTGGAGAGCCTGATCAAGCGGTTCCTGGTGCTGGAGACGACGGACGGGGACACGAACCCCTTGTTTACCCTGACAGCCATGCCCCGCGAGCATGTGGCGATGGTGGTGAAAGCAATCAATGACGGCATGGGCCACATTACCGACTGGAAGGTGGGTACGGTGGAAGGTACGGAGCTGATTACGATAGACTACGAGGGGATGTACTGCGACGAAGCCCTGAAAGCCATTGCCGAAAAGGCCGGCGGCAAGGTGGAATGGTGGATTGAGGGGCAGACGGTGAACGTGTGCCGCTGTGAACACGGGGAAGAAATCGCCCTGGGGTACGGCAAGGGGCTGACCTCGCTGGAAAGAGACACCGGCAACACGGCTAAGTTCTACACCCGCCTGTTCCCGGTAGGTTCGACCCGCAACATCGATGCGGAGAAATACGGCAGCCCGAGGCTGATGCTTCCCGGCGGCAAGAAGTACATCGAGCAAGGTGTGGAGGAATACGGCATCTATGACCATTACGAACAGGATGCCTTCAGCGGTATCTACCCACACCGGGTGGGTACGGTGAGCTCGGTACGCAGCGAGGAGGTGACGGACGAGGAAGGGAACAAATTCACCATCTATTACTTCCGGGACGGGGAACTGAACTTTGACCCCAACCTGTACGAGCTGGCCGGCGAGACCAAACGTGTGTCGTTCCAGACGGGCGACCTGGCCGGGCTGGGAGAAAGCGATGACCACTACTTTGAGGTGAACTACGACAGTGCGGCAAGGGAATTTGAACTGATTACCATCTGGCCCTACGATGACGACACCCAGCTGCCGGGCGGCAAGCTGGTGCCCCGAGCAGGCGACACCTATATCCTGTGGAACATCCGGATGCCGGATGAGTATTACCGGCTGGCCGAAGAGGAATTTGCGGCAGCGGTTGAGGAGTACAACCGGGACCACTGGCTGGACATTGCCGCTTACAAAGCCCCGACAGACCCGGTGTACATCGAGGAGCACGGCATCGACCTGTTTGTGGGCAGACGGGTGAAACTGGAGAGCCGGAAGTATTTCCCGGAAAAAGGCTACCGGCAGAGCCGTATCACCAGAATCAGCCGCAAGGTGAACGAACCCGGGCAGATGGACATCGAGATAAGCGATGCGCTGCAGGTGGGCAAGTTCGACAAGGTGACGGACAGCATCGGTTCGCTGAAAAGCTATACGAAATCAAAGACGGAAGGCGCTGCCCTTCCGGACATCATACGAAGCTGGGACAAGACGCTGCCCACGGACAACAACCTGTTTTCCGCCCGGCGCAGCCAAAAGGAGTTTCTGAACAAGAACCAGCCGGACACAGCCAAAGAGCCCATCCGTTTTCTGAAGGGTGTGAGCTTTGGCGAGGCTGCCGGCGGCAAGTCCTGCGGCAGCGTGGACGGTGAGGGCAATGCCGAGTATCTGACTGCCGTGATCCGCGAACTGCTGCGCAGCACAGAGTTTGTGGACGGGCTGACCGGTGAGGGCTGGCAGCTGTGGATTGACCAGCTGACCGGACTGACGAACTTGACGGTGGACAAAGTGACTGCCCGGCAAAGTCTGGTGGCGCTGGAACTGCTGATTGAGCAGGTGCGCAGCGTGTGCGGCCAGCTGGTGGTGTCGGCAGCCAACGGCAAGATCAAAGACGTGGTGAAGCAGGGCGACAACTACCGCATCGTGTTTGAGCAGGAATCGGGTTTTGTGGCCCATGACCTGATGCGCTGTGCGGTTACAGGCGGAACAAAACTCAAATCCTACTGGGTGGAGGTGTCTTCTGTAATAGCCGATGGTGTGCTGGTTCCGGTAAGCGAGTTTGGCGGGGTGAAGCCGGAGGCTGGCGATGAATGCGTGCTGATGGGTAACACGGAAAACCCGCTCCGGCAGAACCTTATATCCATTGCGGCCACGGAGGACGGGCAGCCCCGTATCGACATTCTGGACGGTGTGAAGGCCAAGAACTTCAACGGCTGTCTTCGTTGCCGGCTGGGTAAGCTGGACGGCATCAAGAGCAGCGCTTTCCCGGCAGACAAACAGCCGAAAGGAAACGGCCTGTATGCCGACAACGTGTGGCTGAAGGGTACGTTCGTGTTGATGACGGGCGAGGACATCCTGACGCGGTTTGAGATAACTGAGGGGAAAATCCATTCGGCCGTGGAAAGTTTGCGCAAGGAAATACGCGAAGACCAGAGCTATTTGGACAACAGCAGTTTTGCCGACGGCATGGACAAATGGAAGACGGGCAGCAAGGCTACGCTGTTCACCCTGGGCGGACGCTGGATCTGGGCGAACGGCGGTCCTTACGGCACGAAGCCGGACGGGCATGCCGAGATACGGACCGACGGCAAGGTGCCTTATGCCTATATCCGGAACAGCTATATCATGCAGAAACTGGAGGACTTCCGGCTGGTACCGGAGTACCGGCAGACGAACAGCCAGGGCGAACGGGTGCCCGGCGTGGTGTATCTGTCCTTCAGTTACCGGGTCATCAAGGCCGGAAGGTTGAAAATCGAATTTGTGGGTGCTGACAAGACCGGGTTTGAAAACTTCAACATGTTCGGCCATGAAGAGGACCTGCCCGTTGGCGGCGAGAAGATGTTCACGCTGGACGGCCTTTGGAACGGTACGGGAGACTTCAAGCTGTCGTTTACGGGCGTGATTTACATTTCGCTGCTGGTATTCTCTACCAACAAGGCGGACGCACTGGCCTATAAGTACCGTACACTGTTCGAACAGAGCGACCGGCTGGTAAAGATTTCAGCGGCGGTGTTTGACAAGGACGGGGCTGCATTGAAAGAAACCGGGCTGGTGATCAAGCCGGAAGGTGCCGGGCTGTATGCCCAGGATGCCAGCGGAAAGGTGGCCCTTATCGGGGTCAGTGTGGAAGATACGGATGAATACGGCAAGCCCGTGAGCAAAATCAAGCTGACAGCCGACCATATACAGTTGGAGGGGCTTGTGACAGCCAACGGGAACTTCAAGATACTGGAGGACGGCAGCATTGAAGCCAAGAATGCCAAGATAAAGGGATATGTATATTCTGTATTTAAAGACATAGATTTGAGCGATGCGACTGCACTTGGAAATAATTCTACAACAAGAAATTATGAATACAGATTGAATACTAACCTGTATATAGATGCTACATTTCGTGGTGTTGTCTTGCCCGTTTCAGAAGAATATGAAGGAGCCAGGGTCTTGGTTATGGATTCGCATTTTTTGAAGACAAGGGTGTATACAGACCCTACGACAATCCGGACAGAGGATGGAAGCCCTATTGAAAGCGGCCTGTTCAGACAGAAATATGAAGGAGCAGGCAAACACTGGGATATTTATGCTGCGGACTTCCTGCAGATAGATTCAGGTACGATTGAACTAATCCTAAAGAACTGTGCCATACTGGACCCGAATACAGGAGCGGTTACATCCAGAAAGCTCAAATGGATACTGATAGGAAGCAGTTGTCAAACGCTTTCCTGGTCCACAGGGGGCACAATTTATTACTATAGATATAATACTTCAGCAGAATGATGAAAAGATTGAACTTCAAGGAATTCAGCATGCCGTCCGGGATCAGCCGTACAAACTGGCTGACGGTTGACGTGCGCGAGCAGGTGGCAGACCTGCTCTATACCCATGCCAACGGCATCAAGGCCCACCGGCTGGCCTTCAAGATACTGGACAGCACCGGAGAAGAGAAATACGGTGATGAAGAAGCCGGGCTGATAAAATCGGTGGTGGAGCAATACTGTCTGCCCTGTGTGATAGACGGACTGAATGAACTGCTGCAGGCAGGGAACAATAAAAACGAATGAGTATGGCAGAAATGACACAAGAAGAACTGGTTCAGGAAGTGCTGAACCGTGTACTCCAGAGTTCTACCGGCGTGGAGGACTTGGAGACCGTCACCTCGCTGAGCGGTGTGAAATCACTGCCCGGGGAGAAGGACGGCAAGATGGTAAACGTCCCCCTGGAACTGATAGGGAAGCCTGCGAGCGATGCCGCCGCCCGTGCCGAGGCTGCCGCCAAGAAAGCGGAAGGAGCCGTAGCCGGACTGGAGGAAAAGACCCAGGCCGCCACGGAAGCGGCCACCAAGGCCAACGAAGCGGCAGCCAAGGCAGAAAACGCCGCTGCCAAGGTGGAACAGACTACGGCAGCAGCCATCGGCGGGGCTACCGCACGCTTTTCCTCATGGATGGAAACAGGCAACGTTTTACCTGACAAGAGTACCAAACCGGGCGGCAGCGTAGTGTATGTAGCGGATGCCGGGAAGTTCGCCTACCACATGGACTCCACCCTGTACGGGGACTGGGATGTGGCGGGTGTGCCTCCTGCCGGCATATTCATGAATGCGGACCGGACAGCCATCCTGCCGGACAAGCTCTACCTGCTGGGTGATGCCGTATATACCGGAACAGGCGGCAGCCTGAGACTGCTGGCCTACCGGCATGAGGTGATGAGCGGGGAAGCTTACGAGGCGCTGCCGGACAAGGATGCGAATACGCTGTATCTGATTTATGAGGAGGATTGACGATGATAACCATAGGCGGTAAGGAAATAACGGCTGCGTATGTGGGGAAACGCGCCCTGTCGGCAGTCTATGCCGGGGCAAGACTGGTGTGGTCTGCGATAAGCAGCTGTTTCGGACTTGGATACTGGAAAGGCGACGAGCCGTGGAACGGATCGGACGCATGGAACGGTAGCAGTAAAACTGATAAATGAATGATTATTATAAAAGGACAGTATTATGGCAAAAAGGAAAATAAGCGGAATCATCAACGCGACTGAACATCCGATGAATCTTGAAACACCATGGAATCAGAAACAGCCGGACGGCACCTATCATGCCTATGCAGGCGATGACATCGAAGCGTTCCTGAAGAAGGAACTGTCAAACCGTACCCCTACCGAGGAACTGGTGAGCGGCGAGACGAAACCTCCTACATCCGGAACGGTGTTCGATGCGATGGTGGGTACGGTGACGGACGTGGATGTGCAGGACAGCGAGGACGGCACCCAGTACGTGATGACCGTCAAGCAGAAGGACAACCAGGGCGGCGAGAGCTCGAAGGAAGTGCGCTTTTCCAAGTACACGGACGATGACAAGGTGGTGGTGAACATCGACCTGACGGACAGCGGCGGTGCGGGACTTCCCGCCTCGCAGTATCTGGCACTGGGCAGCGGCTTTGTGGTGAAATACTCCGTAGGTGTGGGCACTGCCGGTGGCGGTACGGTGGACGGCTACAGCGACCTGAAAGCCCGTGTAATCGTGAAACGCGGTTCGACCGTCATTAGTGAGTTCCGGGATGCGGAGTTTGTGGGCGTTACAGCCGGACAGAGCTATACCTTTGACGCTTCGCCCTACCTGAAGGATGCCACTGCCTATACCGTACAGGTGGAAGCGCAGGCAACTTACCAGGACGGCACGCTGATGAAGACGGCCACGGCCAAGGTGACCATGGTGGCCATGGAGCTGGAGACCACCTACTCGGCGGGCAACGGGCTGGCCGACGGGGGATATAAAAATGACGTGAACATCCCCTTTACTGCCAAGGGCACGAGCGGTGAGAAGAACATCTACTACCGCGTGAACGGCGGACAGGCCTTTACCCTCGGTCTTTCGGCCGGCAGCGGTGTGCAGCAGAAGAACGTGACCATCCCCCTGACACAGATGCAGGAGGGTACGAACGTGGTGGAAGCCTACGCGCAGCATGAGAACTCCGGTGTGGTGAGCCGGGTGCATTACATTACGCTGCTGAAGGCAGGCGGAGGTGTGACAGCGTATGCCGGCCTGATGTTCAGCCACCGGGCAGCGGGGTTCCAGCGTGACTGGAAACACCCGGTGCTGGAGGCAGAGCAGTTCACTGCATGGAACTTCACGTATGCCGGCTATGACCGCGATGCGTACACGGCCCGTGTGAAAGTGACCGACCGGGGCAGCGTGGTGAAGGAAGACCTGCTGCAACGCGGTGAGACCGGCAGCTACGGACGGACGAACGTGAACGTGGAACCGTTGGACTACCGTGTGTCATGCGGCGATGCCGTGCTTGAGGTGCAGGTGAACACCACATCGCACCCGGACATTGAAGCCACGCTGGCACCGGATGCCGTGTGTACGTTTGACGCCTTCGGGCGAAGCAACACGGAAAACAACCCGGCAAGCTGGGTGAGCGGTGACAAGCGTATGGAGTTCCGGGACGTGCTGTGGAGCGTGAACGAATATGGTGCCGGTAGCGGCTGGCACAAGGACCGCCTGCTGCTGGCCGGTGGTGCAGGTATGACCCTGACCGCTGACGGCGGTTACCGCCCCTTCAACGAGGCGGACAAGCCCGAGGGATTTGCCATCCGTGACGTGGGCATGACGCTGGAGATAGAATACAGCACGGCCAACGTGACGGATACGGATGCCGAGCTGATCACCTGCCTGGGGCAGCTGGACAACGGCAACCGGTACGGGCTGATTGTGACTCCGGAAGAGGCCAAGTTCCTGACCGGTGTGGTGACCGAGGCGATGGATGCCGGACAGGTGTTGCGCTATGAAGACTCGGTGGGTACCAAGTTCCAGCCGGGTACGAATATCCGCATTACCTACGTGTTCTATCCGAACGTGCAGACCAACGAACAGCGCACGCTGATCGGTTTCTATGTGAACGGTGAAGAGTCGGCTGCTTCCAAGTGGCTCGACAAGGTGAATTTTGACATTCAGAGCCAGTTGGAATTTAAGTCGGCAGGTGCCGACCTGAACGTGAAGAGCGTGCGTATCTATAACAAGGCGCTGACCTCGGACGAGGTGCTGAACAACTACATCGTGGACCGCAACCACCTGGAGGATGCCGACGGGGAACCGGGCGTGCGCTCACTGGATGAGGACAACCGCGTGCTGAATGAAGGAGATACGGTGAGCATGGAGAAGCTGATGGGGCTGATGAAGAAGCGCCGGAACTCGATCCTGGTACTGATAGGCACGGGCAGCGTGGGCAGTGAGGTTCCGAGCGACAGCGACACGCTGAACGTGGTGGATGCACTGGCCCAGCTGAACGACAAGAAGGCCAACAAACTGGTAAGGGAGGTCCGTTTCTATAACGGAGAGGACAGGACGCTTGACTTTATCCTTACCAACGTATATGTCCGTATTCAGGGTACTTCTTCCGTGAACTATGCCAGAAAGAACTTCCGTTTCTACTTCCAGAAGACGGCAAGCGGCTGGACGGTTACATTGAGCTACGGGGAGATTGACGGAAACGGCAGGCAGAAGAATCCGGTGGTAACTACCGGCAAAAAAAATCTCTTCAAGTTACGCAGGAACTCGGTAGGCGCGAAGCTGGCATGTTCCAAATGCGACTTCTCGGACTCGTCCATGACCACCAATACCGGAGGTGCGAAGCTTATCAATGACGGACTGAAAGAGATGGGGCTGCTTACGCCTGCCCAGCGTTACGCCAAAGACCATGGGCTGGAGGATGATTACCGTTCGGCCATCGACGGCCTGCCGTGCGACCTGTTCGTAGCGAAGAGTGCCGACGAAGACCTGACCTATTACGGCCAGTACAACATGAACAACGAGAAGAGCGACAGCTACCCCATCTTCGGGCAGGATGAGACCATCGGCGGCGAGAAATGGGGCGAGGGCGACACGCTGAACTACCTGGAAGCCGACGAGGAAGGACACAAGCAGTACCTGCCCGTCTGCTTCGAGACGCTGAACAACTCCAATCCGCTGTGCCTGTTCCACTGGTTGCCGAGTACCGAACCGGAGCATAAGGATTTCATGGACTACAACTTTGACGGAGGACTGGAATTTAATCATCCGAAAGATACCTTCTGGTCGGACGGAGGCGGTGACGCGGAGGAAGAACCGAACCTGAAAGACCACCTCGGTACCGGTGACAAGTACGACAAGATGTACAAGGCCACCGACCGCATGATGAGTTTTGTCTACCGGTGTGTGAAGGAAACGCCTGCCGGAAAAAACATGACGTACAGCACGGAATTCCATTCGTTCGAGGGGGTGGACTATGAGGACGACGGCGACAAGTTCCCTACCGCCAAGTGGCAGAGCGATACGTTCAGGAAAGAGGCCGGGAAGTATTTCGACCTTCCCCACCTGATTGCCTACTATCTGTACGTGCAGTTCAACCTCGGCGTGGACCAGCTTGCGAAGAACATGCTTATCCGCACATGGGACGGTGTGAAATGGTTAATTGACTATTATGACGGCGACTGCCAGCTCGGTTCTGACAACAAGTCGTTCCTGACCGGGAAGTATGACGACAACCGCCAGACGAAGCGCGACGGGGCTTATGTGATGCAGGGTCATAACTCGTGGCTGTGGAACCTCATCGTGGCCAATTGCTGGGACATGATTGTGGAGATTATGGTGAGTGGATGGAACGGGGGCGCAAGCTTCATGAGTGCCTTCAGTATCCAGAAAGCCATTGACCATTTCGATACCGAACAGATGAAGAAGTGGTGCTCACGCCTCTATAACAAGTCCGGCATCTTCAAATACATCTACCCGTTCCTGAACGAAATGCCGGTAGGTGCTGACGGTGCCAAACAGACGTATCCGCAAATCTACGGTCTGAAGGGTTCGTTAAAAGCACACCGGAACTACTTCATCCAACGCAGGTACGACCTGAAGCAGGTGGAGTACGGCTATGTATCCACGCTGGGTGCCCAGTTCTACCAGAGTACGGCATCGCTGGACAAGGCTTATAAACTGAAACCGATGCAGTACCGGCTGACCATCCCTTACCGTGTGCAATTATCCACCTCAAACGGTGTACAGGCTGACAGCGGCGTGGTGGATGCAGACGTGCTCCATTCCCTGCAGCTGACCCGTGCCTTCGGTGAAAATGACCCGCTGAAGATTATCGGTGCAGCCAAAATCAAGGAGCTGGTGTGGCATGAGGATGCGTTCGCCATCGGGTTCAACTTCGGTCTGCTGACCTCACTGGTAAAACTGGACATGAGCGTGGAGAAAGCCAGCGGATACCGGAACGGCTCGTTCATGGCCTCGACGAACGGGATGCTGCTTCTGGAAGAAGTGAATATGCGGAATAACCTGCTGGGCCGGAACGGGGACAACGGCAATGTGGCCACCCTGGACCTGAGCTGGCAGGGGCGACTGAAGAAACTGGATGTGAGAGGTACGGGGCTGACCCGAGTGAAACTGGCCACCGGTGCTCCCGTTGTGCAGTTATGCCTGCCGGACACGATTGAGGAACTGTTCCTGGAGTATCTGACCAAGCTGCAGGACAGCGGCCTGGTGCTGGAAGGCATCAACAACGTGCGGGGCTACCGCTATACCAACTGCCCCGGCATCGACGGGTTTGCCATGCTGGAACGCCTGCACCAGGCCAAACTGAACGGCAGCGGCAAGCTGGAGCGCTTTGTGTTGGAGATAGACCGGGAAGACGACGGAAGCCTGCTGAAGAAGTATTTCGATTACGGAACGTACACGCAGACGGGTGCGGTGGATGACCGCCACTCGGGCCTTCGCGGTAAGCTGACCCTGACGAAGTATCTGGCCGACGAGGAACTGGAGAAGTATGCCGCCCGTTATCCGGAACTGACCATCAAGCAGCCGCCCTATACGATGATCGAGTTTGATGACAGCGTGGCCGATGATGCTAATATTTCAAACCTGGACAACAGGACCGGATACAAGTTCGGCAATACGTACAAAATGAGCGGGCATGTGAATGCCATCCTGTCCAAGCGCCACCGCGTATTGGCCAAGGTGACCAAGATGCCCACGAGCCGGAAAGTGGAGATAGCCGGGCAGCAGGTGGAAGTGAACAACCCGGACGGGGAGATGACCTATTTCCCCCTGCATGACGAAAGCTCGAACTTCTATGCCGATGCGGAGGATATGAACGACTGCACGGTGGCGAAGCTGGACGGCAGCGAGGGAGACTGGATGATGTATGAGCCGTTCTACTGGAGCAAGGGTATCAACGATTATTTGAACAACAAGAAGTACGCCTGCTACAGCAGCTACCCGGAGGACGAAATGCCCCCTGTTCCGGAGGCGACAGTACTTACGCTGGATGCCATCAAGGAAACGCAGGGCGGCTGGCTGGGTGAACGCAAGATCATGAGCGGAAAGCCCACGCTGAAGGAATCCTATACGACGGACAAGGCCTATTCGGTATGTAAGGTGGACGTAGCCGGCTACAAGCGCGTGCGCTTCCCGAGCGTTCCAGGAACGGGGCTTATCGGCAGTGTGTTTGTGGATGATGCAGGAAACATCCTGAAGAGCATCGTGGTGCCGACCATCGGCTTGAAGTTTGAAGCCGGCATGTATCTGATAGCAGACGTTCCGGAGCGTGCGACCGCTCTGCATTTCTCCATTCTGAACACGGCTGAGTTTGACCATGTGGTACTGAGCCACAGCGACAAGATAGAGGACATGGAACCGGATTGGGTGGCCAACGAAGAGCATCTGTGTGCTGTTGTGGGCAGTTCGGTAGTGGGCAGCAAGCTGCGTGCCTGCATAACCGGAGCTTCGACCACGGCAAGCATGACCTGGACGGACTTCCACTATTACAGCCAGCAGCGGGGCATGCAACAGATAGATGCGCTGATGCACAGCCGCATTGCGAATCTGAGCTATGCACGGTACGGGCGTAGGGACATGCAGGAACAGTGCGGTGCCGGACAGCATACCAACAACCGAACAACAGGCGGGACGGCAGAGCATGGGATGACAGATACCATCGGCTACGATGAAGCGTATGCCGTCAACAACAAAATCACGAATTCGCTGGTTGACGGTCTGGTGCACCAGTATGCCTGGTATAAGAGCCGTGACGAATACGGACAGGCAACCGTAGTGCAAGTGAACAATATCTGCTGCCTGGGCTATGAGGACATCTACGGCAACAAGTATGACATGATGGACGGCGTGGACCTGCCAAACGACAGCGGCAACGTGGGCAAATGGCGCATCTGGATGCCGGACGGCACGGTGCGCTGGGTGCAGGGCAAAACGGCCAGTGACCAATGGACAACAGGCGTGGCACACGGCAAGTATATGGACCTGGTTCCGGTGGGTAATCTGAACGGATCGTCTTCTACCTACTATACCGATAAGTACTGGATAAGCACCGCTATAGTCCGTGTGGTCTATCGCGGGTACGTCTATGCGTATGCGTATGGCGGTGTGTCGTATGCGTATGC